CAGCCCACCTAATAAGAAGGGGGTCAAAATCAGCCACATTAGTAGAACCAAAAGGCACACTCCCAAAAGCGAGAAGATGCTTGTCGTTTTGCGATACAAGAACCTGCATGGCCTTAACGGGGACTGCACTTGCGCTGTATCCATCTGCGGTAGCCTTTGCTGAAAGAAGTATTGCATTAGTTAAAAGAGCCGCTCCGGGGTTAGTAGAAGATCCACGTTCCCAATAATAAATAGCGCCGTCTCGGATATTGGCAACTAAATCGTTATCAAAGTTGTCATACCACCAATCAGTTCCGTTTATTGCAACCGGTGTTGTACCACCAAGACCCCACTCAAGACGGCCCCAAGTATCTGTACCCCATCCGTAACCAAATGTTCCGCCACTCGGGCCAACATTTATCTGATACTTGCCAATAGTTGCAGAACCGCCATTACCTGAATCAGAAGCATTAGCCGTTACCGGAACAACAATTGTGTAAGCGTTGGCATTAACTACGGTAGCAATTTCAAATCCTGCGTTGGCGTTTAAGATCGCAGCCGTGACATTACCACCCAAAGAAACGGCGCCAGTGAATTGAACATAATTACCTGCCACTGCTGGATTACTTGTATCCGAAACTGTTACGGTAGAAGATCCGTTAACAGCAGCAAATGTTACATCTCCAGCAGCCGTTGTGGATTGAAGTGGGGTAATGTCATAAAAGGCACCACCAGCCTCTAAGTACAGTTTTAAGTTTGTTCCAACGGCTAATAGGTTATCCCCAAAAGTTGTTACATAATTAAATAGTTGGCGACAAGTACCAAGAAATGTATTGGGCGTCTGTTTAAGCCAGCCACCAATCTTCTGCGGGTATCCCGAAAGAAATCGAATTTTGTCACCCTCAAACCAGCCACCCTCGTTAGAGTAGTTGGTCTGATCTCGGTTTATTCCCGGCTTAAATCTAAGTGCTATAAATGGCATGGCATCCTCACGCTACAAGTCCCGGCAGATACACTGTTTTACCGCCCTGCTTAGTAGCCGTCAAGTTCTGCTTCTTGAGGTTAGCGGGGTCGTAGGAGACATGAACCCAACCCGAATCAGGCACCCCGGGGGTATAGAACTCAAGGATTAACTGGGTGTACTCAAGGTTGTCCATAATCCAAACTGCTAAATCTGCGTTCGGGATGCCCGGGATTTCGATGTCCGAGGCTTGGCCTCTGCAATGATCACTGGTTTTCGAGCCACCGACTTTGGCGTTGACTTCCGGGTGGCGGTAGCCAGAGTTGACTTTGACCCCCGACTTAAAATGATCCCTAACAGGCTGAAGAACTTTTTCACACAGTATTTTAAGACTCTCAATTTCTGCCTCCCCCGGTGTATTGTCCATATCATGCCGCAGTGCAGTATCAGACTTCACCATTTCGGCAAGAGTAAAGTTAGCGGTCAGATTCATTTTGCTTGGTTACTTCCTATTTTAATGCCGGTAATCAGCCCAATAAAGCCCCCGACAATCGTCTGAAAGGCTGGCATCAGCATCTCAAAAATCTTGCTGTTGTCTACTTTTTCGTCAAATAAGCCAACACAAACCGATACCGTCATGCCCAAAAGGATCATCGACAGGGAAACAGTCGCAATAATCGTTATCCAAAAGCCAAGTCGTTCAAGGTTAGAGTTCATTTCTTCTTGTCCATAATTTCGTCAAGTTGTAAGGATTTTTCCTTACTGCCCTGACTCGACCCGAAATAGTAGCCAAGCACCATAGTGACCGCAGAGGTCAGTGCACCTAGCACATAGATAATTATGTCTTTAGCCTCTGACTTGACTTCCGCAAAAACAATTATCCCAAACAAAAGAAAGGTCAGACCAACCGTGCCTAACGCTAAGACCGGGGTAACGATCTTATTTATCGTCGGCGCAAACTCACTTGTGGCAATCTCAATCTCCCGCTTACGGGCTGAGTCCATTTCTTTTACATGAGCCTCAAGTTCAGCCAACTGACCCTTCTGAGCCATCTCCATCAAAGTGGCTTGTGCCTTAGCCTTGGCCTCTGGGTCAGGCAGAACCTTATCGAGAACTTTTTCCCCGATACTTAATAGTGCAGCGATTGGTAACATATTTATCCCCTTGTTGCTAAATACAGACCGACGTTGCTAAAGGCATAACCGGCAAAAACTATCGCCATCGAAAAGTTTCCTTTAGTGCCCTGTTCAAAACATATGTAAGCGTAAATACATCCCACTAAAATAATCAGCCAAGGACTCATTGTTTAAACTCTCTGTCCACGGAAGTAAGCCACGCCGTCAAGCACTTCACAAAGTTCTGGCGGCAATAATTTCCCATTCTCAAACGTAAGCACGCAGAACCCTGAGCACCAGTTGACCGGGTTCATTTCTGTATATACAAATTGCTCACCATAAGGTTCAGCAAGCGTCCCGGCGTCTACCCCCCAGCGACGCCCGTCATAATCTGAAAAGGGGGTGGTTTTTAACTGATGTAAGTGACCAGTCACTATTGAACGCCCTGATTTTAGAGCATTATTCCACGTACTATGAACGCCGTTATGGTAGCGGTGCTTGACAACAACTGATCCGTTAATATCAACCCGCCACCCGTGATGCCAGCCCGGGAAGTAATCCCACAGAGAAAGCATATCCCCTATCTCAGGGGCGTTAACGGCGATGTATCGATGCAACCGAACGTCGTGGTTACCTATGGTCCACAAGAACACAGCGTTCTTTGTGGCGTTACGCACCTCATCAAGACGATCTCTGCAAGCCTCAATTTCTTTCTTGGGTGTCGGAGGATTGGTTCCCATCAAAGGCTCGTGCCTTGAAATCCTAGCGCCGTCCACTACATCCCCGTTCATGATGACTGTTTTAGGCTTGTATTCTTTTATTAAGTTAACAAATGCTTTGTGCGCCACCGTTGATTCACCGGGCCAGTAGTGTGCGTCTGACCCAATAAACACCATTCCATTTTCAACCGTATGTTCTATAACTCTTCGGTCTTCAGGTATGTACGTTTTTTGATGAAGTTTTTGTGATGCAGCATAGGCTGGCAAAGCAATTCCCTGTTCTACTTGAATCTTGGCTTTGCGACTAGCAAGCGCTCGAATAGACATACCAAGTTGTTTAGCAGCCATTTGGGTGCTACCAGACCTCTTCATTGCCGCAATGACTTCTTCGTCAGATACTCTTTTTAACGCCACGGGGTTTCCTTGGTAGTTTTATTTCATCAATAGGGCCATGAGAACTTGAGTCATATAAACAAGCAATCTCAACCGCCTCCTTCGGAGAAGCCCCATAATGCATCGCCGCTATGGCAAAGTTGGCTCCCGTCCCTATACTCCAAAAATCATTTTTAATTCTTGCCGGAATAATTGAACTCTCATATATCCATAAACCATCGTGCTTTAAAGAAATTACCGTAACCTCGGTATCAGAATCCAAATCACCACCGGACTCCATTACCTGATAGAACTTTAGGATCTTGTCCCAATCACCGCAGGCACCGTATATACAGTCCTTGCCCTGCCGTAACTTTTCTACTAAGTAAAAACTATCATCACCGCTTACCATGCTATCTGCGGCAATTTCTCCCGTAGAAAACTTGGCGGCAATGGTGGTCATTACAGATGTCCCTTAGCAATGTAATAAACAGTTACCATGAAGAACGCTATGGTGAAACACCAAAACTTTAAAGCCCTTAACTTAGCCAGATCCCTACCAAATTCATCTTTGCCTTCCTTGGCCTCTTTTAACTGGCGTTCTTTAATGGCTTGGATTTCTTTCCATTCCTTTTCGGCTTCAAAAACTCCGTACCGCTCTATTAATTGATCCTTTAATTCTTGTTCCGCTTCTTTAATTTGCTTTAATCTGCGCCACTCAGCAAAGGCCGTCATGATTGTAGTGTCGCCTTGAACAACTCGCTGCCTTTGTTTAAACGCTCGCTTGGCTTGTAACTCGGCTACCCCTAGACGTTGAATGTCATCTACCGCAGACGATAACTCCTTGCCCGACTGGATTGCAGACTTTATGCCCTGCGCCGCACCCTTTGCCGCAGTGAGAATTGGATCTATATCTGCCAAAATTCATTCCCCTGTCCCTAAATAAACAGAACCCAAGGTAGCAGTAAAAAGATAAAAGTCAACGCCCAGACACCCATTAAGTCTGGCCCCAAGTTTTGGCTCCGGCTTTTGGCACCGACGTAGCCCATACAGATACGGACTTTCTTAACTTCAGGGGTGCGCCGCAGTCAGAGCAAGTATCAGCCGCCAACTCAGCCTCATCTAGGTCATACCCACAAGCAGCACAGACATGGACTTCTTCTGACTTGCAGACTTTTACCCCATCTACCTTGTGCGCTTCAATTACTGTTTTCATTTTAAGTAGACTCCACCCATGAAGTTGTTGTTTCATCCCACACATAATATTTACCATCATTTGGGGATGGTATTGGTGACTCCCATTGACAAGTATTTTCGTTAAGCAGCCATGAAGCAAAGGGTTTGGGCGGGATAAATGCATCCCTAACTGAATCGTAAGTAAATCCAATACCAGCATAGTTTTTGCGTAATGGTGTGCCTCCTAGAACGTGCACTCCGCCGTAGGTGTTGTATGAAGTTTGTTTCCAATTACTGTATCCACCCGACCATTGAATTAAAAAATTAATACCAAGTTCTTCACTCTCAATGCCATTAGAGTCAAGTAAAATTTCATTACCAACTAAAATGACTTCAAGTACTAAATTATTTTCATCAAGTTTTGTAAAGTGTGCCATAGTTAAAGTTCCACCCATCCTGTCATTATGTATTTAGTATTGCTTAGAGGAGGATTTCCTCTATGTGAGTGTGTAAAACTTGCTGGGAACAATAAAACACGACCTGCTTGCGGTTTGACTCGTCTTGGATAATACAAAAACTCTGTTTCACCACCTTCATCAACATCATTAAGATAAACAATATAAGCCAATAACCGATTTGAAACTTCTCTAATGCTGCTTTCGTAATGCCAAACATGATATCCCTGTCCAACATCAGTTCGTTGCAATTTATTTGAATAAATATTATGTGCGCCAGATTCTTTAATTACATGAAACTCGTCAGCATAGTTAGT